GACGGCACGGACATGCCGGACGGCATCAAGCCGCCGAAACGGGGGCCGGCCACCGAACCGTTGCAACTCTCAACCGTGTTCCGTGGCGTGCAGGTGTTGCAGACCGCCATCACCGGCCTGCCGATCGTGGAACAGCGCGGCGGCCGTGACCTGCCGGACGTGAGCCCCATGGTGTTGCAGCCGGACGTGTCTCGTTCACGCCGTGATTTCATCGCCGACATCGTGGCATCGCTCGTGCTCGACGGCAACGCCTTCACCCGCATCGTGCGCGATTGGCAGGGCGAGATCGTGACATGCGAGGTGCTGCCGCCGCAATACGTGACCGTCACCGACGAAAGCGACGACCCGGCACGCCCCGACCTGCGGTTCTCCTATCTCGGCCATGTCTACACCGCCGATGACGTCGTGCACAGCAAGTTCCTCAACGTGCCCGGACGTCTTCGCGGCCTCGGCCCCATCTCGGCGGCACGCGAGGAAATCGAGGCCGCGCAGCTCGCGCGCGACTACAAGGCGAAATTCTTCACCGACGGCTCGAACCTCAAAGGCTATCTGCGCACATCAGAGAACATCACACAGGAAGCCGCGCAGCAGGCAAAGGCATCATGGAAGGCGTCGGGCGAGGCCGGCGACATCAAGGTAGTCGGCAAGAACCTGGAATACGTGCCGCTCTCACTTAAGCCAGCAGACCTGCAGTTTCTTGAGACTCAAAAGTTCGACACCACGCAGATCGCCCGCCTGCTCGGCATCCCGGCAAGCATCATGCTCGCCGCCGTCGATGGCTCGAACCTCACCTACAGCAACATCGAACAGTCGTGGATAGAGTTCGCGGACTACACGTTGGCCGCCTACACCGGCGAGATCGAGGAGATCTTCAACCGGCTCCTGCCGCGCGGCCGGACCGCGAAGTTCGACTGGGACAGCTCGCAGCGCGCGAATATGAGCGACCGCTACACGGCCTACAAGACAGCCATCGAGGCCGGTTTCCTCACCGTCGATGACGTGAGGCGCAAGGAAGGGCTGCCGGCACTCGGAAAGGAAGAAGACCAATGAACATCGAGAAACGCGAAATCGCCTGGAAGGGCCTGAAGCTCCGCTCCACGGACGACGCCGGCTCATCGACGGTGGAGGGCGTCGCCGTGCCGTTCGGCGACATCATCGACACGTGGGACGGCGCGGAGACCTTCGACCGAGACTGCTCGTTCGACGGGCTTGACGAGGCGAAACTGTGCTTCGAGCACGGCGAGACCATCGGCCGCATCACCAAAGCGGAAAGCACGGACGACGGACTGCACATCACCGCGCGGATCAGCGACACGGCACGCGGCCGCGACGCGATGACCCTGATTCGTGACGGCGTGCTCGACAGCTTCTCGGTCGGCTTCATTCCGATCGAATCGCAGAAGGACCGCGACGGCATCACCCACCGCCGCAAGGTCCGTCTGCTTGAGACCAGCATCGTGAGCTGGCCAGCCTACCAGAACGCGAAAATGACCAAATCAGCGGCACCAGCCGTGCAACAAAGGAAGGAAACCATGGAAAACAACAACGAACTGATGGACCTGATCCAGTCCATGCAGGAGGAACAGCGCGGCATCAAGGCCGAGATCAGCAAGATGGGCGCGAAACCGGCGCCGGCTGCCATCGGCGCGGCGTACCGGAGCCACGGCGAATACATGCAGGCCCTCGCGCGAGGCGACGAACAGGCCATGACCGTGATGAAGGAATGCCGCGACCTGATCTCGACCAAGGACACCGGCAACACCGCCACCTGGATCGCCGACGACCTCAAACTGATAGAGGACCGCCGCAAGGTCTCCCAGCTCCTGACCCATGACACGCTCCCGGCGACCGGCATGAGCATGGAATATCATGTCGTGACCTCCGACACCACAGCCGTCGGCAAACAGGAGACGGAAGGCTCAGAACTTTCCTTCGGAAAAGTCGCCTTCGGCACCAAGACAGCCGACATCAACACCTACGGCGGCTACACCACCCTATCCCGCCAGACCATCGAACGCAGCACCACGCCGATGCTCAACACCGCGATCACCGCGTTGCAGAACGCTTACGCGAAGGCCACCGAGAAGGCAGTGCGCGACCATCTGTATGCGGAGATCAAGGCTCAGCGCGACGCGTCCAAGGACGCCAACAAGATCGACGCCCCGCAGCTGGCGAACATGACCATCGACGATTGGGTGTCACTCATCATCGACGCGTCCGAACTGGCCGACGACCGCAACGTGTCGCTGACACGCCTCGCGGTCTCCAAAGACGTACTCAAGGCATTGGTGAAACTCAAGGACACCGGTGACCGGTTCTTCAACCTCAGCGGCGACGGGTCGGACACCATCGGAAGTTTCGACCTGACCGGCGTGGCCGGCACGTTTATGCGCGTCCCGGTCGGGCTGCTGCCGAACGCCGATGCCGGATTGGCCAGTTTCATCGATCCCGCCGCCGTGACCGTCTGGGAGTCCGGCGGCCCGGCGCAGCTGACCGACGGGAACGTGACCGGCCTGACCAACAGCTACAGCGTCTACGGATACATGGCGGTGGCCACGACCCATGCGGACGGCCTGATTCCGGTGAAGTTCGCCACGGCATGATGATCGCTGACAACATCCTGCTGCAACGGCTCCGCGACGAGGTCGGAGTGCCGGCCGGAGAGGACGAACGGCTCACGGTCAAACTCGCGGCGGCGCGCCGATACGTCGCGCACGCGGTCGGCACCACCGCCGTCGATGACGATTTGCTGGCCGATTGCATCGTCTCCTGCGCGGCGGACCTGTTCAACATGCGTGACGCGCGCCTGGGCGTGATGGACGTGGGCGACTCGACCGTGGAACCATTCAGGATCTCCACCGACCCGCTCCGCTCGGTCTGGCCGAAACTCCGCGCCGCCGGCGTGCTCACCGGGGGCATGGTGATCGCATGAACATCCAGGAACAACGCACCGCCCTCATGGACACGCTCGCCGACATGCTCGACGGGCTCGTCAGCAGCATCAGCATCGACGCCCAACTGGTACGCCCAGCCGCCGGCAAGGTGGCCGTGTTCATCGAACCTCCGACCGTGGAATGGCCGTCATGGGGCCCGCCGGAACCGGCCTGGACGTTGGACGTCATCGCCGGCACGCCGGCCACGCAGCCATCCGCAGTCGATGACATCCTCACAGCGCTCGACCGGCTCGCCGAACGTGGACTGAACATCCAGAAGGCCACGCCAGCAACATGGAACCTCGCAGGAGCCGGCACGCTCGCCGCCTACCAGGTCACGTTGAACGCCCTGGAAACCGAATAAGACAAGGAAAGGAAAACAATCATGGCTGGAAAGATCCGCACGCTCGGACCAGGCATCTTCAAAATCACCGACACCGAAAATGGACGCGATTTCAGTGCCGACTTGACGAAAGCGCAGCTGAACCCGTCGAACAGCAGCGACGACCCGACCACCTTTTTGGACGGATCAGAGGAAACGAACACCACGACCACGTGGACGTTCGAGGGCACCGTGGGCGACGACTTCAGCGAGGACGGTCTGTCCGTCTGGCTCTTCGACCACAAGGGCGAGACGCTGCCGGCCCAGTTCGTCCCGAACACGAACGGCAAGATCCAGTGGACCTTCAACGTCACCATCGCGCCAATCGCCATCGGCGGCGACGTCAAGTCGAAGAACACGAACGATCTGAGCTTCGC